AGAATCCCCTGCGGCGCCACTCGTTCTTGCTTTCAAACAGGACAACGGGATGGCAGCGTTTCAGGGTTTCAACTGCGCCTTGCAATGCCTCCACCTCGCTGCCTTCAATATCCATCTTCAGCAGATCAAGGTCATCAAGGTCTAGCGAATCTACCGTCACGCGCTCAATGTTCCCGCCATCAGCGACGAACCTTGCGCCTGAATTGAACTCCCGCTTGGTGCCCTCAAACCCTGCCAGCGTCATGTGAATCATTCCAGGCTTGGCACCTAGCGCCTGATTGCGGAACTCCACATTCCCAGCCGTGATGTTGTACTTCAGGCAGTCGAAGGTATCCGGCGCAGGCTCGAAGGCAATCACACGGTCAAACAGATCAGCAAAGGTCCGCGACCACATGCCCACATGCGCCCCGCCATCAATCACCGTCCGGCGTTGCTTGCAGTACGAAACTGCCGCTTCCAGATTCTCGTGCTGATACCGGCCATCATCAGGAACAATCGTTTTCATGAACCGATCAAAGGACGGCATGGCCAAGCCCTTGATCAACTGCATTTCTCTGGCGAGTTTCTTATCCATGCCAATAAGCCTCATTCCGTTGCCGCTTCAGGTCCGACCGCAGGGACTTGCCTACTGCCTTCCGGTTGCCCTTCAGATGGTCCAGACGTTCGCCTAGTGGCCCGTTGACCAAAGGATGCCCGGTGTTCTCCGCATCGCCAGATAGCGAGGCCGTCTTGATGTTCAGATTGGCCCGCACATGATCCAGCGCCATGCAGTCGTGCCATTCGGACAGGCTGAATAGTCGGTCGGTCACGTACAGCCGGACCATGCCCTTGACCAGTTCCGCGCCGGCCTGATTCCTGCGGACCATAAAGAACCCGGTCTCGGTGTACTTCTTGGCACGCTTGAGGATTGCCAGATCGGCATCGCCTAACAGGCCAGACAACCATTCAGCATCAACCGGCGCGTGCGTTACGCAATCCGCGTCGATCCAGACCAGCACATCCGCCGTGCCAACGCGAAAGGCTTGCTCTAGCGCGGCAACCTTGTGCGCGAACCGAACCGCATCGAACCGATAGTTCAGGGTCGGGCGCCACTTGTGCCGTTCCTTGAACTCAGGCAGCCATTCCGAGTTGTCCTCAAGCTGAGAATCCGTCAAGGTCCGTAGCTTGATGTCGCCCCAATACTGCGCGAAAGTTTCGACACACCGCTTCGCATGGGACTCCCAATGCTTGTCTGCGTAGGTCGTCACAGCGTCAAAGGTCAGCACACCAGCCCCCGGTCTTTCAGATGCATCCACGCTTCACCAGACCGCATTTCATCCAGCGACCAGTTCAGCCATGCCACATCAGCCAGGAATTGCTCACGCCCTTCAGGCATTTCAGCCGTCGCNATCTCNGATAGCNGAACACTAAACGCCGCCGCCGCACCCGTCTCGCAATGNACAGGGATGCCATAGGTAAGCGCCTCGATTGCCGCATTGGAATGATGCGTGACCAGCGCCGAGGCTTTGGCCAGACTTTCCTCTATCGGCTTGAGGTCGTATTCCACGCCGCGAATCTGTTTGTTAAACGGGTCGTTCGGCTTTGGTCGGTACAGAACCCGCTTGCCGCAGTCCTTCAGCCGCTCGCAGACTTCAGTTTCCCATTGCTGGAACACCGTGCCATGCGTTATGCACGACTTCATGGTCGATCCGGCAACGATGATCGTGTTGCCGCCCCTCTTTACCGGCTGAATGTTCACGCCAAGCGATGCTAGGCGCGTGCTTGGCAATCCGGCCCTAACATAGCTCTCGGGACTCCATGCCCCTACAGCGAGCCTGTAGTGCGTCTCACGGTTCCAGTGCCCAATGTCAGCATAGACGAACTTTGGGTAGCCTAGATAGCTCGCCCGCCGCTTCCAGCCGTAGCACACGGCCACGTCCATCCCGTGCAATGGCGATGAGTTGACCGAATGCCGGTAGGGCCGATCACCGCAGCGGCCGATGCCTTCAATCATTGCCTCGGATACCCAATGGTAGCGACGCTGGGCTGGGTTCGTCAGGCAGACTACTCGCAATGGCACTTCAGGCGTACTTTTCATCAACATGCGTGGCAAGTATCCCGGCCTCGAAAGCCTCGGCGACTCGCTGCGCCGGAACATCGTTCTCTTCGCAATACATGCCGATCTGGTTGAATACCAAGATCATCTCGTCAGGCCAATTTCCAATCTTAACCATGCCGTTCTCCGATAAAAAAGGCTTGACATCCCTTGAGGGGCGTATTACCTTGGCCGCATGAAACCGAAGATCAGCGCACCAGAAGGCATGAAGCTTTGCTCAAAATGCAAGGAAGTTAAACAGAACTCAGAGTTTTACGTGAGCAAGAAAGCTAAATGCGGGCTATACTCGTGGTGCAAAACATGCACCACCAAGACAAGTGCTCGGTACTACAATAGTAACCTGGAGAAGCAAAGAGAGAATCAGCGTGCAAAATATGCTAAAAACAGAGAGAAATATATAGCATATAACAGAACTTGGAGAGCAGCAAACCCTGAGAAAAACAATGCCATGCACAGAAAAGCTGATCGAAAATCAATTGAAACGCTTTCCGACAAGTACATAGCACAAAAACTCCATGCACCAATTTCCGACCTGCCCCAGGAACTAATAGAAGCAAAGCGACTACAACTCACCATCAAAAGGGAACTACAAAATGGCAACTACAGACATCACAAGCCTGCGAAATGAACTGCTTGAGCTGTTCGACAATCTCCGCAGCGGCAAGATCAAGCCAGCAATGGCAAAGGAAATCAACAACACCGCTGGCAAGGTCATTGGCAGCGTAAAAGTTCAGCTTGAATACTGCAAGCTGGCTCAGATCAAGCCAGAAATCGAGTTCATCAAGAAAGGCAAATGATGTGACTACGAGGAAGGACGGCCTCGTCAGCTAGTTTCCGGCACTTAAGCCGAGCAACCAAGGTTGCTGACAATTTCCCTTCATTTGGCCCTAAAGCCTCGCAGCACCGCCGACAAATTTTCTGCTGTCTGCGTAGTCACGTTAAACTTAACGGCTCCGAAAGTGGCCGTTCTTGGAGAATTAAATGACAGTCCCAGAACCGTGCAAAGGCTGCGCCCATCGCTACAACGATTATTCTGAGGGGCAGAACTGTAGAAAGATTGATCGCAAGATCGTCCTTTCAGGCGGGCGTATCCTTGAGTGGCCCGGATTTGCGGTTGAAGAAGCATTCAAAGAATGCGGAGGCGATCATGCGAGTCCGTCAATATTTTCCCGCTTTAGATATTACACCTGGCTATAAGCCAAAGTGCTTGAACGCTGTCCCTGCCCCGATTTCCTCAATTCTCCACGTTGCCCACGCCAACCGCTCGAACATTGCGAGCCTGCCAGCATCGGTGTTGTCTTGTTCCGCGATCCATAGCGGCATATCCGACTTGACCGGAATGCCCCATAGCAGCGCCTTCACGGCTGCCCCGCTTCCCCATGTGCGAACCATGCTGGCCTTAGCCAGATCTTCCCTCAGCGGCGTGCGCTCGGCCTTGCCGGGGTGCCTGCGAATCCTTCCGCCGCATTGAGCCTTAACCTTATCTGCCCAGCCGTGCGGCATTGCCACGCCTTTCGGGCCGATGCCTCGCTGCGGCAATATGACGATCTCCTTTCCGCCTTCCCGCCACGGGTGTAGGGGCGGATTGATCCATGCCCACCGCTCAGGGCCACCAACCGGGAACCGCCCAGCCGTGTTGTGTTGGCCTAACGCCAGCGAAAACCACCGATCCCCGGCGAAATCATTGCCCCATAGCGCGTTCTCGGCAACGATGACCGGACGGTTGAAACGCTCGAACATCTGTGCCGCACGATCCGATTCGCGGTAGCGATTCCAGATCACCAGAATGTCACGAGGGCCAGGGTGCATCGTGACGCCAAGCCTGACCTCATACCCACAAGCCTTCAAGCCGCGCTCGAATGCGTCTCGGCGGTAGTGGGAATCGTTGCGCAGTGCAAGCCAAGCTCGCATAAAGTCTCCGATCTTGCCATCGGGAATGCCCGCAAGGATGACCCCGGCGTAGCGTTGTAAACCTGAATGTTCTTGTGAGCCTTGCCCCACCTTTCAAACTGGCGAGCATGAACCCTGCGCCGATCCTCCGGCGTGTTCTTCAGCCCGTTGGTGTAGGGGCCGAAGTAGTGCGTCCCGTGGAAGTCGGCGCCGAACAGAAGGATTTGAGTAGCGCCGAGAATCTTTGCAACCTCAAGCCCCAGCACGCCGCTGCATGACTCCGTGACAACATTGGACGCGATAACCCGCTCAACGCCGTTTTGAGCCGTTACGCTGAACTTTCGCCCCGCAAACTCTTTCGCATTCGGATTGCGACGCCACCATGCTACGTCATTCGCGGCCAGAGCATCGGCCCATGGAGCCAGCTCGTATGCGCCATTAACGGCGACTACGCGCAGATTCCTCACTGAATTCGCCACATCTTGCGACATGGACGGCCCGGTGCAAAGGACAGCGAACAGCATCAGGGCGCCGGATACCAGCCTGCGGTCACGCGCCAGATGACGCCGGTCGTGGCCGGACAAACGATGGTCGTCGCGGTGTTTTGTGCGGACGCCGCGATCGGGTAGGCGAAATCCTCACGCAAGGGCCACGACGATCCCTGCGCGGCAGCATCGGCAGGAAAACTGAAAACCAAGCTGCCCGGGAGGTTGGTCGTGGTCACTAGAACGGGAGTCGAGCCTGCGGTCAGCAGGGCCGAAGTGAGGCGGTTGATCGACACATAAGTGATGTAGTGGCGCAAGCCTGCACCCGGCGCGGCGAGTGTCAGCGTGCACGCTACGCCAGTGGCAGCGGTATTCGTGCCGATGTCTGTCGTCACCATGCCGCCCAGCGAGAGATCCATCGGGGCGGTGTCGGCCATGAGCGTCGCTATGGCAGCGCCGGACGTGTGCGCGGTGTCGCGAACGCGCACCGATTTGTACTGACTGCACGTTCCGATCCAGACGCCAGCAGCCGTGCCAACGATGGTGGCGACGTATCGCTTTGCCGCCTGGTTCACCGGGCGCATGGGGATCGGCGTCCAGTTGTCCCCGTCGACCGTGCCGGAGACTTCAGCGGTCAGGCTAAAGGTTCCGCGAAGATCAACGGACACCGATGCGCAGCCATCGCACGGAAGGACGATCTCCGCATTGACCGCCCCCAATGTCCCGGTCAGGAAAAGGGATTCACGCGGATGAAGCGTGCCAACCGAAAGGTCACGCGATAGCTTCGACATGTCAAGTCCTGTAGAGAAGGTTTACGGGGCCGCTCTGAGTTGACGAGAAGCCAATCAGTAGCGTGAATTCATCAGTCCCCGCATTCGCCGCGAGGTAGGACGTGTCAAGCATATCCGGCGTGTTTTCGTCCGCGTCCGTTGTGGGCGCCAAGCGAATTTCAATCACATCGGAATCAGTAATGCCAACGGCGGCAATAGTCGATTCATAGCAGCGCGTGTTGTTCGGAAGCGTGACGGTTGTTTCCGTCCATGCGCCCATCGTTCCCGGCTCGCCTTGTATCCCTTGGATACCCTGAATGCCTTGGATACCCTGCGGTCCCGTTGCGCCGGTTTCTCCGGTTGGCCCTTGCGGTCCTGTGTTTCCGGTTGGACCCGTGGCGCCAGTCGCGCCTGTTGCGCCATCATCGCCGTCCGTCCCGTCTGCACCAGCAATACCCTGCGGGCCTTGTGGACCTGCTGGACCTTGTGCGCCCGTAGAGCCAGCAGGGCCAGTGCTTCCGGTTGCGCCAGTGTCGCCGGTTTCGCCTTGAATTCCTTGCGGACCTTGGGGGCCAGTCGGGCCAGTTGCTCCCGTTGGACCTGTAGGGCCAGGAACCGTGGAATCCGCCCCAGTCGCGCCGGTCGCCCCTTGCGGGCCTGCTGGACCCGTAGCGCCAGCCGGACCTTCCGGTCCTGTGTCTCCGGTCACATAATCCAGTGCAATCCAGCGTGACGAGCCGTCCCCAACCTTCAGGCGATTTGTATCAGTCTCAAATCCGACCTCGCCCGATAGCAGAATCGGGTTGACTGAAATCCATTCCGCCGCCGCTCCCTTTCGGAACTGAAACCGCATCCTCATGGCCCGCCGCCTTCCATCACGATGGTGGTTTCTGTGGGTTCCATGATCCCTGAGGAACACGGAAGCGTCTGGTATTCCAAGCCGCTAACCGGATCGCTGAGAACACCCTCGATGTTGTAATACTGGTCACGGAAAAGAATCCGCATCCCGGCATTGATGTCACTACGCCGCCTGATGGTTATCCGTGCCGTGACCTTCGATTGCATTTGCTGGGCAGCGATGAATTCCTTTGCGCTCAATGGCTCGACAGAAGCCCACATGAAAGCGACATGGCCCCAAAACGTCTCACGGTCGCCATTGCTGTCAAGAATTTCAACGAACTCTTGCAGTTCAACCTGATGGCGGAGTTTTCCGGCTGCGAGTGACATCAAATCACCGTCGATTTACGAAGCCCAGCCAGTAACGCCGTTGCGCCTTTGCTCAGCACATAGCCGTGGCCAGCATCAGCAGGCACAACGTTCTCGCCCTCGCCTTCGCGGAACCGGAACTGCGATGCCAGTTCAACCAATACCGCAGCGCGCACAACAGGCTTTACCGTTGGCTCGCCAGCGGAATTCAGAGCCGGAAATGGTTCGCCCGCGCTATCCAAGATCGGATCGCCTGCGGAGTCCAGTGCCAGCACGTACAAACGCCAATCGTCCTTCAGCCATGTGGCGACCGCTTCAGATATGGCGGGAATGAAGATATCCAGCCAGCCGTCATCGGCACCGCCCGAGCTAGTCGGGTCGGCCAGCCGGAGCTGGTAGCGTGCATCTTTGT